TAAGTCAATATTTATTTAATTAAATAAGCAATATTTGTTTTATGTTTTTATATATAACAAAAGGGTGGATTTCTCCACCCCATTAAATGTTTGTTTTAGAATAACTGGAATCTATCAATAGGAACACCATATGCACCAGCATATCCATCTTGTCCGCCTGTTGTTTCGTCATTATACTGCCATGAATAATATCCTCGCTTTACTGGTGACACTCTATACTGCGCTTTCTGCCAACTTCCTACTGGTGGATGATAAATAACTTGTATTGCATCAATAACTTTACCAACTCCGGCATATCCATTGTTACTATCATTCCAATTACAACCGGAAACATATGGTAGCCATCTTCCACCAAGAACATGAACTCTATAACTTACTGAACCAACATCACACTTAATTGCAATGTCTGTTATCTTTCTACCTTGTACACCAGCAAAATCTTGTAGGTTTCGAACAAATGGATATATTGTTCCTCCCTCTACTCTTACTGCGTATGTAAAATTAACTGGTACATTATAATGTCCTCCACTTGGCTGTGGTGTTGTTACTTCTGTTACTGTTACTCCATTACCATAATCAATATCACAAAGCTTTAAAAGGTGCGTGAACCTGTTCTGTGACAAATTAGCTATTCTTACACCATAAGCTGAACCATCTGCGGCAATGTATTTATCATCTCCGAGATAAATTCCAATATGTCCTTTCATCCATACTGCCCAACCAATGTTATTGTTTGTTCTTTGTGAGATTGGAATAACTTCTACTGCTGTTTCTTTGTATTGGTAACTGCCACGCATTTTACCAGTATACCAACTAATTAATCCACTACAATCTACACATGTTTGCCCTGCTTTGTTGTCATCACTGTACCAAACACAGTTAGAACCGTATGTTCTTCTTAACTCTCTGATTTTATCGAGTGTTACAACTTCTCCTTTTGCTCCATAGATATACGGAGTTCCTATTTTACTCTTTGCGAAATCAATTAACCCTTGTGCTGTTTTACTCATATACCTCTATAATCTCCTTAAATACCCCTAGAATCAATTTTAATATGCTACACCACTATTCCTTAGCTTCTACTTCTTTAATGCCTGCAATGCTCGTTAAAAGGCTTACAACACCAGCTACTACACTTGCAGATACTACCATCTTCCAATCTACTGAACTAATAACCACACTAGAACCAATTACACCAATAGCCGCCTGTGCCATTGTTTTAATTGCTCTTATGCTTGCCGCCTTAAACCATTCAATAGTATTTACGTTTGGTTTGAATACACAATTCTTAAACATGTTTTTTACCTCCGTTTTCTAATCGACATAACTCTAATTCGTGTTTTGCTTCTCCTATTTCTTTTTCATTTCTTTCTATTGCATCCCACTGCTGTTTCTGCCCTTTTCTTACGTGTTCTTTATACTCTTCTATTTCTTTGTTTTGTTTCTCTAATTTCTCATTTTGTTCTTTCATTTCTTTTGCTAACTGTTCTACTCTTAATGTTAATTCTGTCATTGCTTTTGTGTTTTCACTTAATGGTCTATATACCGCTGTAAATATTCCAATAAGTGAACTTAACCCTAATACTACTATACCTATCATTTCTGCTGTTGTCATATTATAAAACCTCTTATTCACTTTTACATTTTAAGCTGCCATTTTCTGCTTCCATGCTTCGATTGCAGCGGTATAAGTAGCAGAATCACGTGTTGGAATATATACCAAGCGACCCCCCGGTACTCCGACCACGAAGACCAACACTGTACATCAGATACCAATAGAAACCGCCCGCATTACCGTTATTAAACCAACCACCGCCCAACCGAACGATACGGTACTCTTTCAAATCGACAGTGATATCCATGCGATCACCAACAGGTAATGAATTGTTACCAAGGCCTTCTGACGCAATAAATAACCAGTCGCAAGCTGTTGAATATCCCATTGCTGAAATATAACCTTTTACATCTGAAATATTTTCTTTCACCTTTTTCATCACTCATAACACCGAATATTCTTTCTGTGTCTGGAATAATCATTGTTCTTGTGTCTGCATCTATCTCTATCACGTCATTTGTTTCTGTTAATGTTGCTTCTGTAATTTCTGCCGCATTTAATAATTCATCTACACTAGGCACTTCCAACACCTCCTTTATGTTTGTTCTATATATGCTCTATTTGTTGTTATTCTTGTTTTGTTGCTTTTTCCTGTTAATTCAAAATAAAACATACTTCCATGTGTTACCGTTACTGGAACTATAACTCTATCTTGTATGATTTCATTTGTTTGTTTTCCATCTACATCATAGAAACTTATAACTCTTTTTGTTTCTTTCCACTCTTGGTTAAAATGAAATACCAAACACAAATAATTATCTGAACCCCTTACAATGTTTTCAAAATCACATTGTTTATTTCTTCTTAACAACTGTCCAGTAACATCAAAGTGTAATTCTCTCATTGCTTTCCACCTCTTCTAATTATTCCGCTTGCTACTGTTCTTTCTACTGTTTCATCATGTTCTATATTTAATGGCTCTGAATCATATGTTGCAAATACTGGCTCTCTTTCCTCAATTACTGCCATACATAATTCTATTCCATTATAGACTCCACAACTATAGTCATCACCAATGTTTTGTTCTTGCATTCCTTTTAACTGTTTTATACTATTCTTAATTGTTTTTAATTTCTTCCAACTTCTCAACATTCTTAACACCCCCTATAAGCTTCTATTTACCATCTATATTCCATTTTTATTGCTTACCCTTACAACTTCTAACCATGCTTACTATTTGTCTTTATTTGCTTGATATCGGCTACTGTATACTGGTCTAACGCATACCACAATGCACTACGTTAATTCGATAGGCTTTTTATCCTACCCTCTTGCAGTTTCTATTCCTACAAGTCTAGCATACCTATTAACTTCTTATAATTTAAAACACGAACTTTATATTTTCCTCTCACTGTCCAATTCTTCTGAATAGCCTGTGTTATGTTCACTTTGTTATTGAAGAATTTCATTGCTTCTGTCTTTGAATAGAAATAATACTTTTTATGAGTTTCAATGTCAGTTATAACGATTGAATGATACATGCATTTTTTATTTATCTTTAACACTCTTTCTAAATTTGTATCTTGTAACAAATAATATTCTTTGCACCTTGTATTCAATCCTCTAAATGTTCTATGCAATTCATCCTGTGCTTCTTTCATATTTGTATAAGCTCCTACAAAGTTCAATCTAAAATCATACACATAACATTTTCCTTTTTCATTGGCATCCCACATTTTCTCCACAGTGTTTTCGTTAGCCATGTTTTCTTTTTGTGTACACCATCTAAGATTGTTTGGTTTGTTATTCAATTTGTTTCCATCTATATGGTCAACAATGTTTCTTTCTTCTGTACGACCTTTTACAAATGCATAAGCCATCAATCTATGTACAAAACATTTTTTCCATCTTCTTTCACCTTGTAACTTTAAAGCTACTTGCTTATATCCACTGCTGTTAAAACTCTGTACTAATTCCATTCCATCTTTTCCATAGACATTTCCATATATGTCTATTTCATATATATCTAATACTTGTTCATATTCTGTTGCTAATGTATTGACTTTCTTTCTCTCATACATCACTGGCAACCTCCTTTATAATATTGTCGCAATAGCTCTTGGGAACATTATTCTTTCGTCAGTTCCTATGCGTTGCACGTGTCAAACAGCCACACGCTGTAAGACTTCCGTTCTGGTCTGCATTTCAGCCTTTCCAGTTTTTTCTATCGCTTTATACACGCCTAGTCTTGTGGTATTGTTAAACGTGTGAGCATCGATATTGAATTCATCATATATTACATTTCCTTTTGAATCTTTCGCATACGTTAAATCTTTAAGCTCCCTTATTGCATTTCTACACTTAGGAGAACATACAACTTTCTTAAATCTTTTTATTTTCTTTGTGTTTTGTAACCTACTTCCAGCATACTTCTTACAAGCATACATTTTGAATCCTTCTTGTCTGTAATATTGTATGTCTTTTGGTGAAGCACTATCTGCATAAATTGGTTTGTTACAATTCTCTGCCCTTTGTTTTGTTCTTTGTACTCCATCCAATAAAATGAATTTGTTATCTGTCATATGGTTTCTGTATACTTCATCATAGATATAGAGTATTTTGTTTTTGTCATCTACTGCACAACTTATCAATGCATTATAACTTGTTTCAAAACCAAAATCCAAACCAAAGAAATGGTATTTGCTTGGTATGTTTGCTATCGTATTTGTAAATTGTTTTGCGTTTGTTGCAATCGTAAACTGTGGTAAAACTCTTGTTCCACTTGCTCCGAATCTTCCCCACCTTGCTACCGTCCATAAGTGTGGGTCATTTATCTTTAATCCATCAAGACGCTTTATATATGACACTGGCAAGAAAGGGTTATCGTCTGCAATACTATGATGATAATATACTCCATTCTTTTTGTTTACAAGTGTTCTTCTTTTGTATATCTCCTGTTCTTCCTGTATTACATGTTCTTTTCCTTTATCATCTGTATGAACAAAAAATGTATTGTATACCCAGTTCTCTTTCCCTACTGGGTTTGTTGTCATGATAAAGTGTAGTGACATTTTAGGCTCTCTGATACGTCCTAGAAGCTCTGTATAAGCATCATAACGTATTTCACTGCACTCTTCCATCCAAACGATAGAAACACCATGTATGGACTTTATTTTCTCAACATTGTCCATTCCTCTAAATATAATTCTACTACCATTTGAAAATCTCACTTCCATTGGTGACATAACCGCTACAGCCTTTCCATTCTTAGGCAAGTGCTGATTGGGTAATGATTCATCACTTAACATATTCATCTTTTCTAGTATTTCTTTAAATAATGCAAAACATGATTCTTTTATTGTTCCATATACTTGTCTTACAACAAGGCACGTTCTTCTTTCTTCTAATAGTTTTAATATGATTTTAAGTGCTACATGGTAACTCTTACCGCTACCATATCCACCGAATAAAAGGTATTGTTCATAATTCCAATCTGTTAAAAAAGTGGAGAACCTTTTCGAAACATCAATATTAACATCCATGCTTCTTCTCTCCTTTTGTTTTAATTTGTTTGTAATAACAGAAAAGGACAGATACATCACTGTGCATCTGCCTTTCTGTTTGAATTAATTATACCATATTATATTTTATACGTCAATGCTTTACTTGAATATTTTATCTAAAATATCTCCAAGATTATTAACTACTTTATCCATTGTTTTAAACAGTTCTTCATAAGATTCTCCATACACTTCTTTCATGCATTCATCTCTGTGATTAATAAGATTCTCAGGTGTTGCATTTTTCATTTTCAAATCTTCATCTTTAATTTCGCTCATGCATATCACTGAACCGATTGCATTCATAATTGTTGCTTGACTTTCAAGCAGAGTGTCGATCTTTCTCTTTAATACATCTAACTTGCTTTCTTCATTAATTTCTTTTGTTTCTTTCATTTCTTCTCTTTGCTGCTCACTTTTACTTTCAACAACTTCGAACACTTCTTTTCTCCATTTAATTACATTCTCTAAATGGTATGAACCAAACCCAATGTTATGATACTTCCTTCCAACTTTCCTATACATAATTTCATAATATGGCTTGAGTTTACTGTCTACAAGAATCGCATCATCTACAATTATCTTAATATCATACACTGGTATTTTCTTTTCATATTCACACATGTTTTGTACTTCCTTTCTGAAATAGATGTTTATTTGTTTTCTTTTAGGTTTTACACCTAAATGGAGCATGTAGGATTCGAACCTACAACTTACTGCTTATGAGGCGGTTGCTCTAACCATTGAACTAATGCTCCTTATGTGTTGCTTTCATGCGGTTGAACACTACTCACAACACTTTAGCAAGAAAAGAAATATTTGTTTTGCACACCTTTTATAATGTGCAACTGCCTAGGTTGGATTCGAACCAACACATTAAAGAGTCAAAGTCCTTTGCCTTTCCATTTGGCTACTAGGCAATGTGTAGATTGTAAAAGGATGGGAGTGCTCTACAGCCTACGAGCTACAATAGATTAAGAAAAATGCCCTCAAAGCATCATGCATGTGTTTTAATGACTTTAACACCTGTCAAATGTTCTCAAACTCTTCTGCAAGTTCCTTTGATATTTTAAAACCACTTTATTTACATATTATCTACAAAATCCAAGTCTGAACAACTTTCACATGTTCTCCCTTTGTTACTTAAGCATATAAGTTCTGTATACATCCCGCAACAATCACAATATCCAAGAAGACTGTTATTTGTCCACTTTCCATTGATTTTGACATATCTATGTTTATAGTTCTGCATTATTTCTGGAATTTTATCAGAATATATAACAACTCTTGCACCTGCATGGATACTTGTATTTGATTCCACAAATACAACTTTCTTTCCTTGTGATAAAATTTCATTTTGTCGCTTTTCTAATTTATCGTAAAAATCAAATGAAATAAAACCATAAATGATTTCGTTATTTGACTCACAACCATCATATATATTCATTATATCCTCCTATTTATTTTACATAACATAATATGTTACAAAACAGAACCTCGTTGACTCTGAATTATGAGATTTTACTGTATATCCTTTTCCGAATCTGCCGACATAAGGTTTTGGTTCTTCATTGTTTTTAACTGATACATAACCACTACATAATACTGTGTGATGCTCTTTATACTGTACTCCATTTACTAACATATCTCTTATCTCCTTGTTTGTTCTTTGTTTCTTCCTGATTATATATTAACATATATGTTTTATTATGTCAATATGTTTTTAATTATTTACTATTTTTTCATCCACTATAACCCAATACGCACAATCATAGTTCTTTATTGTTCCATCCGGTAAAAAAACAATCAATATAAGTTCCATATTCTTCATGTACTGGTATCATATACTTTTTAACATCAAGCTTTACAACCGTTCCAAGCACCTTATTTAAAAGCGTTATTCTTAACAATTTGTTATTCTGTAATTTTACTATTTTCTTTGACTCACAATCATTATCATAATGCATAACTAGTTACTCCTTAACTTTTATTTTATGCAAATATTTTTTTAGAACTTTTTCTAAAATGTTCATTTGCATGTTCCTTTACTGTTTTTAATGTTTTGGCTTCTGAATACTTTTGTCCATTTACATACAAATAATACTTTCCTGTTACTGGTTCTTTTTCAATAACATATTCATTACTTGATATCCATAACTTATCAACTATTCTTTCTGCTTCCCATAAACCATCAATTCTTTTGTCTTTCTTAAATTTCATCATTTTTGTTTTCCTCCTAGTTTGTTTACCCTGTTTTTGTTTTCCTTAACTTTAATTATATTATAACACAATAAAATAAAAAGTCAATAGTTATTTTTTAAAATAAACAATATATCTTTATATAATATTTATATAATAAAATAAGCACCCTAAATGAGTGCTTAAATCTTCTTGTATTTGTCTGATATTATTTTAGGCGTACAATTATTCCATGAAACATTATGATGTAAGCGCATTGTTTTCTTTGTTCCACCCATCATGCTTACAGTTACACAACTAGGACAGCATATAACACTATAAAAACTTTTAACATACGTCCCCAAATCTAAATATATATCAGTTAATCCTTTTTTATTTTTCTGTGTTTGCATCTGCTCAATAACAACATCTGTATAGGTTAAGAACAGTTTTCCTTGTGTTCCATACAGACAATACGCATTCGTATCTTCGTTTATCGTTCCTAAAAACTTAAACGGTTTATTCGTTTTACAAAAGAAACTATTCATTGCCTTACGCAATATTTTCTCGTAATACCGCTTATTATCCTTGCCACCAATAAAATCACCACCTTGAGCAAAAGCAACCGTGTATGCGCCTGTTACATCCATATAATCAACCATTATGTCAAATAATGCATCTGCGTTCTCAACCTTAACATTCTTGAACTTATCCTCTGAAACAACTTTAAATGCTAACTGTGTATAATCATCATCCAGCACTAAAAAATAATCATAACCTAATTCTTTAGCGATATCCCAGCACTTATTACGTGCATACAAAACAATATTATGTTTTTCAAAATTGTCAATCGTATCACATTGTTTCATTGCTTCTGCTTTATTAAAAACATAAACATTGTTTCTACCATAAATCCTTTTATAATCTTCTTCCATCTCATCTTCATCATCTATAACAAGGACAACCTTTCCAGTATATCCAGCTTTTTTCAATGTCTTTAATGTTTTAACGTTGCTCGCCCTACCATGTGTCAAGATAAAAACAACAAAACTTTTATGCTTCATCATTATCACCTCTTAACAACGCCACTTGCTCGCTCATTTCTACATATCCTTTTGCAATAGCGTCTTCAAAATCAATAATAACAAGTGCGCTATCTTCCATAAGCTCTTGCATTTCCTTATCTGCATTCGCGTAATATTCAGCAATCTTGGAGTAATTAAAACATAGATGTCTATAAGCACCATATCTTAAAAACTTCTTTTCCTCTTCCGAAACATTACTTTGCTTTATTTTATGTAGCAGTTCTTTTACTTTACCAGTGTCAACTAGTTCTGATATACTTGGTGTTTCTCCTTTTATTTCATACTGCGGAATATTCGTTTTCATTGTATACTTTTTTTCTTCCTCTTCTACATACTCACCAAAATCAAAACCAAATAGTTTCATTTGTTCTTTGTCAAGTTCTTCAAGTTCCTGTGCTAATAAAACATCATCCCATTCACTTTCATTTAGCTTGTTATCTACTAGCCTGTATGCTTTTATTTGTTCTTCTGTTAAATCTTCCAAACAAACTGTAGGTACTTGTTTTAGTCCTGCTTTCTTTGCTCCTAATATTCTACCATGTCCAGCTACTACGCTGTTATGTTTATCTATTATTACTGGCTGTGTAAAACCAAACTCTTTAATACTGTTTGCTATTTGTTCTACTTGTTCTTTACTATGTTTCTTTGCATTCTTCTTATATGGTTTTAGTTCTTTTATTGGTTTATAAACAATGTTTAGTTCTTCCATGTTCTTCTATCCTTTCTTATGTTTTATTATATATATGTTCTATACTTCTTTGTTCTGCTTGCCTTTGTTCTGTTTTGTGTTTGTTCTATGTTTTACTATATAGCTTTTTATTATGCACATGGTGTTCTGTTTAATATAATAGCTTACCCATGTATTTTACGCTTTTAACCTTACAATTTTTTAATGATAGTAACATTACACTTTTATGTTTTGCTTCATGTATGTTTTCTGCATAGCATAGTGTTTTATTTGTTTGTTCTGTTTCCTTACCGAAATCATCTAGCTTTGTATATACTACTAAATACTTGCTTTGTTTTTCTTCATCCATTTGCATATTTAATTTTTCTAGTTCTTCTAATTCTTCTTTTGCTTTTAAATATGTTTTATTAACAATACCCATTCTAAACCTCCTATCTTCCTTTTCTAGCCATTTTATTTATATGCGCCTATACTTTATAGGGTATGTGGTTTAAAACGCTTATATAGGCTTATTTACCACCATACACATCATTTCCCCATTCTTCATCTTCACTTTCTTCTTCAAGCCAATCTGTTCCATTTTCTGCATCCCATATTTCTTCATCATCCTGTTTGTTTGGTTCATATACATCACCCTGTGTTATTAGGTTGATTGTTACTTCATTCTGTACTTTACCTGTTTGTTTGAACATATCTAACTTATCCATCATTGATACGATTTCTTTGATTGCTCCCACATCACCAGTTAAACCTTTTTTGAATAGTGCTACCATTAATAAGTTTTGGTTTGTTAGTTCACCACTTTTGAAACCCATATGCATTAAAACTTGTTTTTGTTTTTGTGTTGGTATATCCATTGTTAGTAATGCTTTCATAGCTTGCTGCAATGCCATTTTTTCTTCACGTTTCTTTTTTCTTGCTTCAACACCTAACTGTCCAATCCTTTTTCTTTCTTCCGGTGTTCTCTCATTCATTGGAATTAAGTTTTCTACTCCATTACGCAATACTTTTGGAGACTTCTTATTTGTTGCCATTTGTTTCTGTTCACACTCCTTTTACTTTTTGTTCCATAATATCAAATAAGGCAAGGAAGTTCGCTTTGTTTTGCTTCTCCCTCACCAATATTTCTTTTTATATAAAAACAGTAAACATATAAAACTATACAAGTGTACGAGGTTTATGTATACGAACGAAATTATTTTATAAGTACAAACATGGCTTTTTATTGTTTTGTTTTATACGTCCACTGTTTTTATCCTTTTATATTTTGGCTAACATTTATGGCTGTTACTTATACATTCCTATCCTAGAATATTTCCTTAGTTCCATTTTATTATAGCATGTTACTATCTATTTGTCAACAATTATTTAACAAAATAAACAAGTAAAATTTAATTTATTTTGCTTTTATTTGTGTTTCCTTTGTTTGTTTTGCCTAAAAAGTAAGTCTCTTTCTTTCTTGGCTTTTATCCTTTCTGCTTTCGCCTTTTCATTTGCTTTGTAGTATTCCATATACTTACTGCATGTTCCATGGCAATGTAATATTCTTTCTTCACAATTCTTACATGGACTGTGTAACATCATATCAACCCTTTTCTCCTTAAGTAGTCCTCTACATCACATAAATATAATATTGCTTCCTGTGTATCCTGTTCCCTAATACTTACTATTCCATCTGTATCTTTTACTGTGTACCTGTATTCTGATATTGGGAATCCCTCTTTTGTTTCATTCTTTAGCTTCCGCTTTACTTTTGTTATAAAGTTTAATATGAATACTACAGCCAATGTTATTACAATGCTTTCTAATGCCCCTATATGGCTTTTTATCAGCACATATGGAAGTAATATATAAATAATACATACAAGTTCTTCAAAATGCCCTACAAGCCAATTACGAGCCTGTACAATAGTTTCCTTTGATGAGCTTGCTACTGCTTCAAATAGTTTATTCATAGCACCTTGCCTTTCAATCCCATTTTTAATGTTTCTAATTTTGTTTCAAGCCTTTTTCTATATGGTGGAGTTTTACACACTTCACATCTGTATTTATTTTCTTTGTTAAAAAACGCTCCAGCAAACTCTTTGCATATTTCACAGTTATGCTCAAACACTTCTTTTTCATCTGCCATGACATATACTTCTAATTCTACACAACCAATTCCACTACTTTCATTTTTCTTTATGTTGTAGCTTATGTTTTTTGAATTATTCTTTGCTACAATGTTTGTTGATATCCATTTACAACATTCAAGGTATGCCTGTTTCATTGTTTTAGCTTTGAACTGTTTACTTATAATCTTTTCTGCTATTAACATGGCTTTAATCCTCCGATAACTCTTGCTTTGCTTCTACTGCACTTCTATCTGCAAGCTCATTTAGTGGGTCTCCATTATGTCCTTTTATGTGTACCATGTTTATCACCATTTTCTTTTCATACACTAACTTGAACATCTTTTCCCATATGTGTTTGTTCTTTACCGGTTTATCCTCTTTTGTTTTCCATCCGTTTTTATACCAGTTTAAAAGCCACCCTTTTGTTATAGCATTCACAACATACGCACTGTCACAATATACTGTCACCTTTTTTGCTTTACTCTTAAAGGCTTTTACTAATGCCATATATACCCCTGTTAATTCCATTTCATTGTTTGTTGTGTTTCGTTTGTTCCCTTTTGTTACACTTGTTTTGAATCCGCTGTCACATTTTACAAGTTCAACATAGCTCCATCCACCTATACCGGGGTTTCCACTACAAGCACCATCTGTATAAAATATCAATTCTTTCATTCATTTGTTCCTTTCTTTGCATCTGCTTTAATGTCTGCATATAATTTCACAATAATCTTTGCAACTAACTCCCACAATGTTTTACCATACACTGTTCCAATCCAATCATGCTTTTCTCTTACCTTTATGCAACAGCATGAATAGAATACAAACTTTCTTGTTTCATTAAGCTGTTCATAATATGGCATAAAGCTCTGTGTTCTGTAGTTATATCTTATACAAATTCCTTGCATTGCTTTTTCTAATATTTCAAGTGGTGCAATCTCTGTTTTTGTATAGTTTTGTTTTTCAAGCATCTTTGCAACTGGTTTTACTTTCCAAAGAAAATTGTTTAATGTTTTTATGTTCTCCTGTTTTGTGCAATCTAAGTTTAAAATCTCTTCTGTTTTCATTGTTTTATTCCTCTTAATAAAAAAGGCAAGAAATAGAACACTTCCTACCTCCTGCCTTTTATCAACATCTATGCAACTTTTGTTTTATTTATTTGTTTTAGATTTCCCAATCATCATCTTCATCGTCCTCTGCTTCTTCTGCTTCGGACTCTGCATCAGCGGCTTTCAGAAGTTTTACATAGGCATCTGCTTTCTGTTTTGGTTTTGTTTTAATACCACGCTCTTTACACATTTTGAAAAGCTCCATTGCTGTTTTACCCTCATACGGGTCTTTCTCTTCTTCATCCTCTGTGTCCCAATCATCCTCATCCTCTTCAACAACTGGCTCTGCTTTCTTTGCTTTGCCTTTAGAAGCTTTCTTTGCTTCTTTCTTAGGCTCTTCCTCATCAAGCTCGCCTCTGTCAAACTTTTCAAGGAGTTCAATCAACGCATCTTTCTTTCTTGATTTACACTTAGAAGAGATTCCTCTCGCACAACACAGCTTGTAAAGGTTTGCACTTGTCATATCAGTGTAGTCAAGTTCATCATCCTCTACTTCTGTTTCAACTTCTTTTGTTTCCTCTTCTGCTTCTGTTTCAACTTCCACACCATCTTTAAGTCCTGTTTCAAGAACTCTTGCTGTTACCTTTGGAAGTGCTTTAAGAATCACAAGAATCTTATCACCCGCAACTGCTACCTCTCTTGTAAGCATTGGATAACGTGAACCAATCTCACAGATGTTTTCTTTGTTCTTTCCCTCAATAATTTCCTTTGCCGCTTCATAGGCTGTCCAATTCTTTGCCATTTTTCATTCTCCTTTTTCTTTTACTTTGTTCTCTTAATTTGTTTCTTGAATCTGCTTTATTTGTTTACTCTTAAATATTAACATATGTTTTTGTTTTTGTCAATAGTTATTTGATAAAATAAAACATTAATTTATTTACTTTCTTCTTCACAGCATTCACATGGTTCTGCATGTTCTACAAGCCCAACAGCTTCACATGCTTCAAGAACACAATCTGCTAAAGCAATTAAACCATCTTCATCAAGGATTCCTAAACTTCCTTTAAGGAATACCTTTGTTTCTTTTCCATCCTCTTCTGTTACAAGCTGTTCTGCAACACTATAACCTACTTTGTTTGTTTCACTGTTGTATGCTTCTGAAATAACAACATTTCTTCTGTCCTTAAAACGTCTTGAGGAAAGTTCTCTAAATGTTAATCTTCCCATTCTTCTCCACCTCCCTCTTCTCCATTGTCTGGAAGTTCTAATACTGCCATAAACTTAAGCATGATATATTCTTCATAAACCAATGAACAAATATTATCAAGGTTTACATTTTCCACAAGTGACTTAAATGGTATTGTTGCATTTCCATCTTTGTCAAAGTTAATTGCTCCAATAGTAAACATACCCAAGTTTACTGCTCTGCTTGTAGCTCCTTTTGCATGTAAAGTAATATCATTATTTAACCCCTGTAATAACTCTACACTTGTTAGGATTTCATCATATCTGAGTTTAAACTTAACTTGTACTGTTTTGTTTTTCCCAATAGTTAAACCCTCAAAAGTTGCTATCCCTTTTTGTTGTAACTTTCTTTCCACTGTTTTGTTTTTCTCCTTTCTGTTCTAAACTTCTGTTCTTGTTTTCTTCTTTCCTGTTCTTTTTGTTTGAAATAGTTATTTCTAGCATTTATGTTATGTTTTACTTTATTAACATCTATAACATCAATACTTTGTTTTATATTACTATTTCTTTGTGTTGAGTTAGAATCTAAGTTGTTTAACTTATCTGTGTTGGGCATGAAGCTAACAGCTTCAGAACCCCCTCTTTCTTTCTCCCCCTTATAATACTCTTCTTCATTTTGGTTGTCAATACCCTTTTTGCATATTTTATACTTTTTTAAGAATTCTTCATCCTCTTCTGCAAGCTTATTTATTACATCACGCTCTATAAGCTCCCTATATGTCTGTATATCCTCTTCTTTTATTGCTACCCATACTTCATCCCTGTTAATGAATTGAAATGCAAATAAAGGTATTTTATGCGCTTCTAAAGCATGATGCTCTAATACATGAAGTACACTTTGTTTAATACTGAAACTTTCATGGTCTGTGCTTTTAAGCTCACAAAGGAAATTCTCGTTCTCTCCATCACATTTCTCTATCCATCCAGCACCACTGTTTCTTGTAGGCTTTAAACCTAGTCTGTGCATTACTTCTGCTTCATTCTTTCTATACCACTTTGTACTACGTTTCTGCATTATACAAAATCTCCTGTCTTGATTGATTTTCAAGATAATCTCGTTCCAATATTTTTTTGCTTATATCTTTTGGTTCTATTCTTTTGTTTTCCCAGCTTGCTACCACTTCCAAAACATCTACAATCTCTTGTGCTGTTATGATATCAATACCAACGTGCTTTGTTCCACAATTTCTACACTTTTCAATTTTTTCTTTTACTTTGTTTGCAAGTTCCTGTACATCATATTCTTTTTCAATCTTCATTTGTTTCTCCATCCTGTTCTTTTAACTTTTGTTTTGTTAATGCTTCAAGGTATTTAATATAACCTAAGCCTAGCCTATGTGTGCTTTTTGTTCTATAATTCTTTCTTGCTTCATTGAGTTCTGCTGTCCCAAACAAGTCTTTGAATCTTGTTTCTGTTTGTACTATTACATAACTATAGTTACTTCCTTTTCCATTTAACATTTAATCTTTATACCTCCATTCTAAAAAATATAATCTTCTTAGAATAGCATTCCTAAGATTTATACGTGCCACTTTATTGAGTTCTTTAATACATTCTGCCATGTATTTTCTTAATTCATTTACACATTCTTCTAAGATATCACACTCTTCATACATTGCTTTATTCATACCTCCATTCTAAGTGTGCTACTATATACATCTTCTTTATAATATCTTTTCTAAGACTTGTATATGCCTCTAGGCTGAACTTTTCTTTTCCATCAATACATTTTGCTATACGACTAATTAAATAGTCTATTTTATCTGATATGGTATAATAATCACCACACTGAGAACTGCTATTTCTCCATTTTCCTATAGGACAACAAAGACAAACACACTTAAACGCACTTGCCATTCCAAACTCAACTTGTATTTTATGTTCTACATGCGAAATATAGCAAGCGGCACAATCATTACTCATTAATAAATTGTTCTTCTCCTGTTCTGTTATCTTTCCACTAACAAATAGATTAAATAATGCTGCTGTTTTTAATTTTACAATACTTAATGTTTTTATTTGTTCTCGGTTTACTCTATAATATTCAATGTCTCTAATTTCTCTTGTCCTAGCCGCAAATACTTTTATTATTTCTTCCCAAAGTATTATATGTATTTCATTGTACCTTTTTAATATGTTTTGTCCCATGTTTGTTTTACCTATTCACCTTTTATAATTTGTTTTGCTAGTTTGCCAATGAACTGTTTGTCCATTCCATTCAGCCTACTAAATAAATCAAAACCTGTTGTTCCATCAAAATCATAGAAAACATATCCATACTGGGTGTTTATTCTAATTGTTTTCTGTGAATATTCTTTTTGTAGTTCTACAAGCTGTTTTGATATTTCATCAAACTTTTTATCACTCCATTTAGGACTATCCTCTTCATAGTACAAATAGCTATGTATTAAAACAACTCTTTGTAGGAAATCTATTTTTAATTTATCTGTCCAATATGCTGGAAAAATATACATTTGCTCTACACCCTCCTGTTCCACACTTCTATTAATTCATCAATAGAACTTGTAGCTATTCTTTCTTGTGATGTTCCTTTTTTATAAACTGTATCTGTTCTTATTGAAGTTCCAACTCCACATGATAAACACATAACATGTACACCATTTTCTACAATTAAAACTGCTTTACCTCCACAAAACGGACAAGGCTTTAATACTGAATTAATACTTTTTATTTGTTATACCTCCTTTGTTATTATATTTTCTTCTAATCTGTTTTTAATCTCCTTATTTGTTTTATATCACTGTTATCTTGTTTACAAATAATACTATAATACATTTGTTATTATATGTCAATAACTATTTTAAAAATAAACAATAACTATTTTAACTTTATAAATATAAGCTGTATAGCTTTATAAAGAAAAATATATATATAAATATATATACAAAAAGAAAATTTATTCTAGCAATCCATGATACTTGTATTCCTCATATGTTCCATTTTTACGTTTATATATTATTTTGTTATACACTAATGTTTTTATTAACCTTTGTTTCATTTGTTTTAGAAATATATAGTTTGGTTTGTTTTTGTTATGTTTTACATTATAAAATGTTTTCCAATCTTTATTAACTAGCTTTTTAACAATCTCTTCAATTTCCAAATCCTCATACACTCTGCATCCGGCACTCCAATGGTTTTTCCCAAATATGTCAACACTACCTCCACAAATAAAACATTTATAATGTATACTGCCATTCATAGCTTTGTATATTGTGCATCCCTTAATGCCACTATAAAATTCAATCGTGTAATAGTTTGAGGTCATATATGTTTTGTTATCTTCCATAAATCCATCACCAATAGTACAAAAATACATGTATGGATCATTTGCTTCATTACTCATTATGCCACCATTCACCATAGGAATATCGCAATGTTTTTGTTTATATTCAATGAATGCTATGTCATATTTTTTACAGATAGTACTTTTACTTCTTCTTTTCTTTGCATACTCTTTATACTCTTCATATGTTTGCCTGTGAATCTCCATTCCCTAACCCTCCTATTTAACGATTTAAGACACTTTATACCTTTAGCCTATACTTTTATTACTGGACTATATAAACACGCTAGAAACTTAAAATACAAGCTCTAAAGGTATAATAAAAGGTAGCTTTTTAGGCTACCTTGAATTCAATATATATTTGTATTACTTATGATTTATTTAACATTTTTGAAACACACTCATTTCTATGAATACAACAAGAACAATTATAATAACAGCACCATTTACAAGGCTCTTTATCACACCTTTTGACTAATGATTCTCCGCATTGCCATTCAATACAAGGTCTGTTATTATTTTTAGCAACTAATTTTTTGTAAGCTTCGATATAATTGTTTATTTCTTTTTCTGTTTTTAATTCCATGCATATCACTCCTATTTTGTTTATGACTACTATTCGTTTCTGTACATATAATACTATAATTTTAATGTTTTGTCAAACATTTTTTTGTAACAAAAAAGGAACGCTTTTATACGTTCCCTAAAATGTTTCTTCTTTTAGTTTTTGTTTTGACTTTGGAATGAATCCATACATAGCAATACAGTAAGAATCTGCTAAATCATCATTTATTTTACAAGGTACTTTCTCAACTCCTATTTTTACGTTTATAACGCCTTTCTTGCCCCTACCCTTATATTCCTCGGCTATGTACTTTAAAAGCCCTTTCTGCTTCAAATAAAGGATTGTAGGATACTTGTTTGGATTTATTCCATATTTATTTTCTTTTGGTTTGCTTGTTCCAATAACTGCATTCTTCCATGCCTTTGTATCTACACTATACACTTTTATATTATGTGCTAGAAATACATCTAATATTGTTACGATTAAACCACCTGTTGTAATTAAATACTGCGAACTCATATGTCCACCACTGAACGTTCTAATTCGCTCTATAATACATTTTATTTCAATAGGCTTATATTTCCTTAATAGCTCATTTAAAATGGATTCTAGGACGCTTCTAAGGTCTTTACGCTTATCATAGTTATTTTTACATCTCGTAAAATCTATACTATACATTTTCAATAGCTTTTTATCTTCTAATACTGTAATTCCTGTTCGTGTATAACTTTCGTCAATTCCTATTACAACCATGTTTCAATTTTCTCCCTAATATATCTTGATTGTGAAACAACCTGCGCATTGCCCATACATCAGAAAACCATATCGGTGTAAAATATATATTTTCTAAATCTTTTGGCAACTTTGGCTCGGGTTTCATCAGCGTGTTACCATGTATCACATATCCAGCAAGTCCATGTAATGCAAGCTGTATATAACACATATATACGCAAGTTATATCTACATCTTGTCCGACAAAGTACACATGGTTTTGATAATTATATTTTTTAAACATTTCCTTACATTGCTCACTTGCACTTATTAATGTTGCCCCAGCACCACAAGTTGGGTCATATATACTTGCATAACCTTCCTTGTGTACTGTTTTTCCTAATTCTTTTCTATTAAATGTAACACTTGACATTACTTTACATACATCATAAGGTGTAAAGAATTGACCCGCATTTTTATTTGATATTTGCAATATCATATACAATTCGCCGAGTAGGTCTTGATTCGGATTCTTTTCTAATTCCTCAACTAACAATGCTAACATCTGCGGAAAAAGTTTTTGTTCTTTTTTAGAATAACTATTAATAATTCTTAAATATTCTTTTTCCCTTTGTTTCCACACGCTTTTAAAAGGTTCTTTATCCTTTAATGGTACAATACATGTATTTGCTAATGATATTGCAAATAAAGCCATACAATCACTCCACACGGTATAACTATGTCTGCTTCTACATAAGATTTGAAAGCCATTCATAAATCTTTTCTTACAGTCTGTTTCTTTTATCCCTTTAGCCATTCTAAGCACTTCTCCTTACTTGTAAATACTGGATAAATGTCTTGCTGTGTTTTTCTGATACCTGTATCTATTGTACTGTTAATACATAGAAAGTTTTGTTTATAGCTTTCTATGTTTTCCTTTTTATCTGTTACACACTTAATAGGTTTTAAATTATACAGTGTTTCTTCTTTGCGTACTATACATTCTTTTACAATACATTTTAAAACAACATTCTTCTTTGCCTTTTCCCTTTTACTTACAAATACAAGAAAGCATTCTTGCTCCGGTAAAAGCCTTAAATATGTTTTGTGTACATTTTGCATTCCTTTGCACTCCTTTGTTTCACACTCCATGCAATCTAAATATGTTACACGGAGTGCATATGCCTTACAATATTTAGCCATTTATAAAATGCCACTACCTTTCAAATTTGTACATGAAAGTGAACATATCATAATGGCTTTTATCTGACACAGAATAACCAATGTTCTGCATTTCTTTTTCATATTTTGAAGCTGTTTCATTTAAAACAACTGCATATATTATTTTGTCTGTTTCATTTAACAAACAAGAAAATTCTGATTTATTTACTTTTCTTGTTGCTATTCCATTTCTTCTCACATATGCTTTCTTTCCATCTAGGTATAATATTGTTTTCATGTTTTAATCTCCTCTATGCTGTATATCATCTTGTTATGTCTATATAATAACATAGAGGTTGAACAATGTCAACCACTAATTAAACAAATTCATGAACAAACGTATCAGTAAAAATACAAACACCAATATGTAAAACTATAATACCAACTGAAACAATGAATTTTGCAAATATTAACAAAACAATTAATAAAATTATGTCCATTATATTCTCTCTTTTGCTTTTCCATAACACACATCTTTCATGTTGCATTCTTCTGCCATCTTACAGTTATACCCTGTACATTTCTTGTGCCTTTTTACAAGTTTGTTTTGTTCTAATAGCTTTGTTTTACTTTCCTGTATTCTTTCCAATCTTCCAATGTATTGTGCAATTTCACTTGGATTATATTCATAATGATATACTTTAAATTCCTGTGTGTTTTTATCATCACACAAAACTATTCCATGGTGTATACCTGTTAAATACATGTAAAGCTGACATTGTTTTCTACCGCTTGCATGATATCTCTGTTTCTTAAAGGTAAATGTATTTACACTTTTGATTTCAACTATATATGGAATCTTTTTAACACTTTCATCATATACGCTTTCAAGCCTGTAATCGGCTGGTATTTCGCATATTATATCGGGGGTATATGATAAGTCAAACTCTTCTGCAAAACGACTATAATCGCAATCTAGAGGCTTACACAAGCCACCCCTAATAAATAACCTTTGCCACTTCTCATGTATTGCATCACCCTCACTGAATATTCTCCTTAATCCTACTGGAACTTGTTCTCCCTGTAACTGTTTATAAAATAATGATAACACTTGCTGTCGTATACAAAACTTATCATCTGATACAATTACTGCACTTGCATGTAATCCTTTTCTTTCTGTTGTTTCTGCACCTCTTGTCATTACGCTTTTTAAAAACTTAATTTCTTTCGGAATGTCTTTATCTAAATAAAATAAACCATTTAACATTTGTTCTATTTCTTTTTCTTGTGTACTTTGTACTTTCGTAAATGTTTTGTCTGCATCCTTTTTAATATCGTCTATTATTCCCATTTTCTTCTCCCTGTTCTGAAATAGATAATATGTTTGTTTGTTTCAAACCAGTGGTTGTACAGAACCTTGTTCTTGCTTGTTTTTCTGTTTCAGCATAGCAAAAGAATTTATGTTCTGCACTTCCACCTCCTGTATAAGTTCGTTTAAACACTATACAATAAAATATCACTCTAACATTTCCTTGTATTTTTTCTTGTGTTCATCCATGATTTCTTTTCTAACAGAATCGAGGTCTGCAAAATCAACAAAACCACGTTCGTAGAATAATGGGATTTCACAACTCTGCATTGGATTACAAACTTTGCTTTTTACTACTTTGACTTTCATAATCATTCCTATACGCTCTTTCGCTTCTGTATTGAATGGATTATGGTTAGGAATTTCAATATAACCTTTTCTTGCTACTTGTATTCTGAGTGATGCACTATGTTTTAATTTATGACCGCCCGGAGTTTGTATATTATCTCCAAAAGGTAACGCATTCATTTTATCACGAATCTGGTTAATAAATATAACTGTTGTTCCTGTTTGTTCTATTACATCCTCAAGTGTTGGTAAATACTTATCCATGAGTCTTGCAACTCCACCGATACGCATCTCCTGTTCACTGTCTGTATTTACCGCTTTTCTGATTTTGTCAATATCATCCTTTGGTTGCATTGATGGTACACTGTCAATCATAACAAGCGGTATTCCCTCTTCCGCAAACCTTATTGCTCTGTTAAATGCTTTTTCTCCATATCTTGCCCTATATACAATCATTTGTTTTGGTCTGTTCCCGAATAGCTTTGCTCTCTCTCCATCAAATGTTCCCTCAATCGGAATATCCAAACACATATCATGCTGGGCGCATAGCTGATAACCTAATGTTGTTTTTCCAGCACTCTCTGCACCAAATATCTCTATAACTCTTCCTTTAGGAACTCCACCACCAATAATGTTATCAAGGTCAACAAGTCCTGTACTCCATCTTGGAATCTTAAGTGCATCCGATTTACTTCCTAAACTGTAAACACTTCCTTTTTCCTTTTTGTCAATCTCTGACATAAGTTTTAATATTCCATCTTTATTCATTCCCTTTGCCATTTAAGATTCCCTCTCTTCCTTTTTTTTTAATCAGCCTTTTTAATGTTCTTGAAATCTCTCTATATCTCATTTCTGTTTGTCCTATTATATCATCTTGTTCTAATACTGTGGACAACTCTTCGAATTTGTCTATATACCATTCTGCTTTCTTTAAGTCCTCTAATCTGTTTTTGTACTTATACCTCCAAACATACTTATATGCATTCTGAACACAATACTCTGCTGTTCTTTTTACTCCAAACGTCATAATCATTGCATCAATACATTCAATGCTTGTTCTATCTTTGTAATGCGCTGGGTTTATGTTATCTCGTTTCTTTCGTTCTTCATTCTCCATTGTTTCAATAATTTCTTTCATCACTTTTCTACCTCGCCATTAATGTGCTGTTATATTTTACTACTCTGCTCATATATTTGTTTTTATTAAATTCAAGTGCGCCCTGTTCTTTTAATATTTTAATTACTCCTTTTGTAACACTTCTTCCTTTACATCTATCATAGAAATCATCATATGATTTAAACACACCCTTTCTGCGCTCTTCTTCTATGGTTTCTGCGGCTTTTTCTCCAATACCCTTAATAATACTCAACCCTTGCTGTATAACGTCCTCTCCATCCATTTTACGCAATGAAGTTTTAGCTGAATAGTTTACATGCGGTAACATAACCACAGCACCATCTTTTACCGCAAACTGTGAATATTTGAATATATCTGCATCATTATCTGCATACTTCATTTTAACATACCAAAACTGTGTTGGGTAATGTACTTTGTAAAACATCTGGTCAATACTTATTAACGCATAGCCTGTTGACAATACCTCACTTACTTTCATAAGCCACGCTTGCAACGTGTTAAGGTTTGGAACATACCAAAGACATATGTTTTATAACACTTAGTCTCTTCCATTATGTTCTCTGAATCTTTTCACGAATTTGTTATATTTTCTTTGCATTCCAAAACTACTATAATAAACATGAACATATAGCAACATCATATTTCTTTCATCCGAACTTCTTAAATTCCATATGCCATTTTCACCTTGTATCAGATTTAATGGAACGAAATTATAATGATTTTCAAAAACACGCTTGCACCATTCAAGAAAATCTTTTGACATTGAACAGATAAAGAATTCTCCCGCATCATTTCTTACCCATCCATCACCATCTATAATTCCTCTTAATAAGTAATTTATATACTGGACTTCTGACTTTTTCAATTTTGGTGGCTGTAGCGTCAAACTCTTTCTTTCAACTACTCCAAATCTTTTTAACTCATTCACAATTCTTTCTGAATTAATAGTGAATCTGTATTGCTGTTTTCTGTTCCCGCTTTTATTTATGATTGTCGGCTCTTTTCCAAAATAATTACATACGAATTCTATCACATCTTTATCTGTCATTGATAAACAAATCTGGTTCTTATGAACCCAACCATCTGTCAACATCAATCCTATAAAATACGCTTTAAATGGTTCATCTATTATTTTAAAACTTACTTTTCTATGTGGATTCTTTACTTCCAATGCTTCTTGAAACGTTCGCATTTTTCCACCACGTCTTGTGACAATATCATAAATACTTTTCTTTGTTTTGAATCCATATATGTTCATTAATTCTTTTACTTGATATCCACTTTCGTATTTCTCTTTTAATTGTATTTCTTGCTCTATAGTTAGTTTTCTTTTACACATATATAACACCTCCGTAAACTTGACTGCTGATTACCCATTTCTATAGTATATGGATTTATATATACTATATACCACTTAGCACGATTAGTCAACCGCTTTTATTTCAGCTTATGGCATCCGAATGATTTTTTCTGAATTTCTTCTGCATTCACACTTTACCTTTCGGTATATGTTGTAGCTCACTCGGCTTTAGGGAGTCCTAGCAATTTCGGAAGTTTTCAGCACACACTTTACATGTATACTGCACCCAAACTTTTAGTTTGATGACCCTTGTTGAAGCCATAGATTAGCATACTTGCCCATATATTGTTTGTTTGCTCTTTTGTTAATCCCTCTTGTTTGCATCCTCTAAAAAAATCTTTTTTCATTTGTTCAATAATAGGAATGTATTCCGGTTTTGTCAAGTTCTCTGCTTTCTTCATAATCTTCAACATATCAAAACTCTGCTGTGGTGTTAAGTGTCCAACTTTCTGTGCTACTTCAACTGTTTGTTCTTGGTATAACATTGTACCATAAGTTTCTTGAGTATATTTATAGTATGGTGTGTTCTTATCTACATTATCAGAAAGTTTGTTATGTGCATATGTTTCATGCATGTGCAACTGTAATGGTGCTGGTCTGTTTAATGCGTTCACCGCTATGATATCATTAACACAATCGCACTGAATCATATCAAGAATCTTTTTAGGTGCTGACTTTTCCATCTGAAAAATCCCATCTGTTTTTCCCTCTCTGAATCCATTTATAACTTCTTCGCTTTCTTCATCTTCTTCTGTTATTGTATGTCCCGTTTTCTCTCTAAGCTCACGCATTTCTGACATTGTTTTAAGTCCTAACATGTCAAACTTTACACAATTAATATGCTCTAAATCATCTTTGTCAAAACAACTGCTTAACGCTCCTGTCTTTCTATCTCTCATAATAATACAAGTATAATCACTTATATCTGTTCCAACCACAGCAACCCCGGCCGAATGTTTTCCAAGGTACTTTATTTTGCCATAAAGTTTTGAGAAATGTTTTATAATGTTGTCATATTTCTCATTAAACTCTTCTGTTCTGTATCCATTCAATAAGTTACTCATATTCAGTTCATCATCTACTATGAATCCCTTAATATATGACTTGATTTCAGCAATTACTTTTTTATTTTCATCTGCTTCAAACCAATCAACATCTTTTGTTGTTTTTAAGTTACAAACACTTGCCAAATCATTCACAAGATTATCAACTCCATACATACCATAAGAACAAATCTGTATTGCTTTATTTGGATATTTGTTTATAACATAATCAATTACTTCCTGTCTCCTATCTCGTTCGAAATCTAAGTCAATATCCTACCTTAGTCGTTCGTTTCCAAACTATCAAGGCTAGACTATATCTTCCACTCTCGTGGCATTCGCACTTCGGAATGGTGCTTATCTCCATTCCTACACTTGTTACTCTCTTCACAAACTAGTCGTTACACCTTCATATACTACTGTATATGCTTGGCACGGTATTCCCTCTATCTCACCGTCGCTGGTTTAGGGTTTCTTAGTCAGATTATTCGTCTATGGTCTATGCCCTATTATCTTGTTGTAACATTTCAATAAGGAGTCTTATTTTTCTGATACCGTTAGCATATTATAATAATACACACCATTAAGCAATGTTCACGAATGATGCCCAATTAAGTTTAGGCAATGACTTCTTTTCCTTTCTCATAAATCTACTAAAATCTAGGTTATATTTTATACTGTCCACTTCTGTTATTCCTACTGCATAAGCTACCTCACAATTACATACAGAACCTCTTCCTTTTCCTGTTTCAATTCCATTTTCTTTCGCCCATGTTATGTAATCTATAACAATAAGAAAATAATCTGCAAACCCATGGTAATTAATTACTTCCAATTCTTCTTTACATCTTTTCCAATATTTCTTATTCCATTTATTTCTGTTTTTCAATCCCTGTTTTGTTAATGTTTCAAGTTGTTTTGCTCCATCATCTGATATTTTAGGAAGTTCCAACCCTAACCCATCCAGTATGTTATCTTCTACTTTGTTATATATTTCTTTCATATTATCTGCAAATCGTTCTGCAAGTTCCATTGACCTTTTAAACTTCTTTTTATAGATGTTTGCAAATCGTTCTGTTATCTCATCTTCTGTAGGCATGTACCTTTCACTGTACGTTCTTTTTACATCCAATGTTGTTTTTCCGATTTCGTGCATTTTACAGTATGTATCAAAATCTTCTTTACTTCCAAAATGTGAATCACTTGTTAGAATACATTTTATTTTCTTTCTTCTAGCCATTCCCATTAATTCATAATCTGTTCTTTGCTGTGTACCCTGTGCATCTATCTTATAAGGCTGTATTTCAACATATAAATCATCTTTAAATATTTCCTTAAACTTATCTAATAAACGCTCTGCTGTGCTTCTATGACCGTTTAAAATAGCTTGTGATGTTGCGCTTGCTATACAAGCTGTTGTACATATAAGTCCATCTGAATATTTTTCAAGTAACTTAAAATCAACTATTGGTTTATAATAAAATTGTTTTGTGTTTGCTTCTGTCATAATATGACATAAATTTTTGTATCCTTGCAAATTCTTTACGAACAAGTTTAAATGGTAACTTTTACGCTCGTTTTTAAACTTAGGTTGAAAATATATCTCACATCCCATAACTGGTTTTATTCCAACTTCATTACATGCTTGATAATGTTTTATAAGTCCACTGATAGAACCATGGTTGCTTATCCCTAATGCTCTATATCCTAATTCTTTTGCATGTTTTGCTAACTGTTCTGGCTTACCGAATCCATCAAACAATGAATATTCATCATGTCTATGTAAATCGAAAAAATTTCCCATTCTTCTTTCTTCCTTTCTGTTCTCTGTGTTCTATTTAATTATAACAAAAGGGTTGATTTTGTCAACCCCTATCATATAACTTATTTTGTTTTACTCTTCCCAATCGTCCTCTTCTTCGTCCCAATCGTCAGAATCGTTTTCTTCGTCTGCTTCTTCCAAAAGATCAATATAATATTCTTTTGACTTCTTCGGTTTACAATCAATATCACGCTCTTTACACAGCTTGTAAAGCTCCTGTGGCTTCATGCTTTCATAGTCATTCGTTTCGTCCTCTTCTTCATCCCAATCATCTGTTTCTTCGACTTTTGTTTTAGCTTTTGTTTTTGTTTTGTTTGATTTCTTCTTAGGCTCATCCTCTTCGTCAAAATCTTCATTATTATCAGATGGATATGCCTTATCAATGTATTTTAAGATTGCTGAATCAGACAATGGCTTTACTTTGTTATTTCTAAATTTTGCTTTATCTAATGGAATAACAGAATATGTTGTGTTCTGACCTTTTCCAATTCTTTTAATCTCATAGTCTCTATCGAGAAGTGTTCCATAATTTTCATACAATGAAGCAAGTGCTGGAACTGGTGAACAGTTATTAACTGCCGCCATTAACAGTTTTACTTCTTTACTTTCGTAATCGTATACACTCCACACATACATCTTTCTTGTTCTTAAGTTTTCATCTTCGCAATACTCACAAGTTCTGCCAAACTCTTCTTGGCATGGAACATTTACACCTAAAGCAAAACTATCATGGAACTTGATTTCTAAACCATCTTCCATATCTGTTAAGAAATGAACTCTTGCTTTTGAGTCCTCTTTGAAAAACATAAACTTTCCCTTGCTTGTTCCACTCTTGCTGATTTCACTTTTAATGTCTGATAACTTAATTTTTCCCATGTTGTTTCTCCTTTTATTCTTTTGATATGTTTGTTTTATACTCACCGATTTCTACCGCACAAAACTGTTTTGGATTTATGATATAACCACCGAACTCTATAACTGCGGTTACTTTTTCATCTTCTAAATAACACCGTTTTATGACTTGTACAATTTCATTAACAGAATCTTTCATTGTTTGTTTTGCCTGTTTTACTAACTCTGTTAAAAGCATTTCATCAAAACTTGTTTTATCTTCGTCACGCATAAATCCGAATTTTGTTTCATATTTGCTACAAATCAGTTTGTATTCTTCACTTTCTTCATTATACTCTCCATGTACCGTTCTGTCAATCGTTAATTTTTCCAATGTATCTTTGTGATACAAATTCATTTTACAAGTTACTTTATATTTCAGCACCATGCTTTCTAACCCTCCTAGAACGCTGTTTAGCGGCTTTTATTTCTTCCTCTGACATTTCCCCCACATCCTTTTTATCAGCTGGGTAATCAAAGCGTATAACATTAAAAAACCGCTTTAAATATTCTGTTCCTTTTATTCCGCATTCATCATTATCTAATGCAGATATTACTGTTGTAATTCCTTTTTGTTTTAATTTGTTCACTTGTTCATCTGATATATGCCATCCTAATATTGCAACAACATTTTTTATATGCCCTCTTGTTTTAAGACTTAAATAATCCATATATCCCTCACATATATACGGAATGCAGTTCTCTTCATATGTTCCACATAGTGTGTCACGCTTTCTGAATCCCTCATTGTATAAATACTTTCTTTTCTTTTCAACATGCAGGTTCATTGTTCTCCCCACCCATCCCATAAACTTTCCATTGTCCAATATTGGAAATATAAATGGATATGCAACATTATAATTGTATTTACACTTTGAAACATTCAATGCACGTTTGTTGAATCCGCGTTTCTTCATATATTCAATTATTTGTTTTTCATCCTTACTGTTTGCTTCATTCCAATCTGTTGTTTTTAATCCATAGTAATAATCCTTTGCTTCAATCAACGCTTGCTTACTTTGTTTCTTACGCTTTCTTTTGACCTTTATCTGTAGCTTTTCTATTTTATCACTATGCAATATTTGTTCTAACAAACAGCATGCTTGTAAATCATTTAGTTCCGGGTGCGCTTTCATAACAAAATCTAATGCATTGCCTTTCGCTTCACATCCAAAACAAAAAAATGTTCCATCATCTAAACAAATTCGCATTGATGGGTTTATATCATCATGGAAAGGACATATAATATTAAACTCTGTTGTTGTTATCTCTTCAACAATTCCATAATAGATTAATACTTTCGCAAATTCCTTTCCTCCATATGTTCTTACCATGCATCTTGTTCTAACCTTTCTGTTCTGTTATCTTAATGTATGGCTCTGATATTTCAACATCACAGCATTTTCCTAACTGTGCTTTTTCCTCTTTACTTATTTTTCCTGTTTCATACATTCTATCTAACTTTGCTTCGTCCATACTTTCTTCAACATCAATAAACTTTTTGAACTTCTTCGCATCTACTCCACACTGTTTCAAATACTTAATAAGTCCATCCATATCATTTACTTTGTATGTTTTGTTTATGACTTCCTTATATAGCTGTTTTGAAATGTTTTGTTTTAACTTTTCAAACTTCCATGTTAGCTTCTTTCTTCTAACTTTTGTTACTTTAAGTTTCACATGGTTTGTGTAATAGTTCATCCCATCTTTTAACTCAATATCAAAAGTTTCTTCTCCTTTTGGAAGATTTGTAAACATAAAGTTTGTAACTGCAAGCTGTTCTTTTTTTCTTACTTCATCATAATATTGGTCAAACTTCTTTTTCTCTTGCTGTGCTTCATACAATCTTCTAACACTCTGTTCTATCTGTGCTGTATTCATTCTTCTGTCCTGTCCTTTCCTTGTATTCTTTTACTGCCTGTCTCTGTGCATATAATACTGAATTGATATCCTTTGGATATGTTCTGACATTTACATCACGAATGAAAATAAGTTCATCAAACGACAATTCTTTCTCTTCTCCTACTGGTGTCTGTACTCTTACAAGCTCCTTTCTTCTATTTACTCCGACAACTTTTGCTGTTCCCAACTTCTTTAAAAGTTTTCCATGTTTTGTTTCAATAAATCTAACATAACAAATCATACACCCAACCTGTAAAACATTGTCATAAATTCTCTGTTCTTTTCTTGAACCATATTTCATTTCGATTTCTTCAAGTGTTGCGAATTTTCTTTCTTCTGTTCCATCTGTACTTGTTTTAACCTCTTTTGTTTCAACTGGTTTTTCTACCTTTGTTTCGCTTTTTACTTCACCCCATGCTTCATTATCCTCATTGTTTGATTCTGGCTGCTTTTCAACAACTTCATTCTCATAAGCATTAAGTCTGTCAATCAACTCCTGTTTTGTAAACTTATGTCCTTTACTTTCCAATGTGAGTCCTCTGTTTCTTGACTCCTGTTTTAAATCTGCAACTTTCATTTCTTCAAATCTCATTTGTTTTGTTCTCCTTTTCTTTTTATGTCTTAATTATATCACTTTACTTTTTCTTTGTCAATATTTATTTTAAAACGATTATGCAAATTACTGATAACATATAAATCATTCCAAACAATGATAAACAAACCATAATGTCATTAAAATCCTGTTTTGTTATACCCCATTCTTTCCAAAAGGTTCGGAACGCTCTTTTAAACGTCCTCGCCTTTCTTTTTACTTTTCTCTGTAGCTTTCTGTAGTTGTATGGTGTCATTTTGTTTTATCTCCTTTCTGAAATGTCCAACAGTTTCTTTACTGAAATCTGAAATTCCTCACTTGCTCTATGCACTTCTAACACTCCTATGTCTGTCATACATTTCAAATACCCATATAATTTATTTTCAGCTTCGTCAAAACTTACTAAACCTCTCCTATATGTTGCTATTACGCTTTGTTCAAACTCTAAATATTTTACCATCTTTGTTTCCTCCTAATTTGTTTTCTTTCTTGTTTCTAAAACTATATTAACATATGCTTTATTTGTTGTCAACATCAATTTCATAATTTTCTAAAAAGAAATTAATTGTTCTCATTACATCACTATTCTTTGAATAATCTGTTTCAACTGCTTCTGTTTTCAAATCAATGTACCCGAGTGTTCTACGTTTATAATCGTTTACATATATTCTTTCATATGTTCCTTTGCTCCAATACTTGAAAACATAGTAGTTACTTTCATCATCCTTGTTTGTTCCGCACCATGGATTTGTATTTCCATCTCTATCAATTACTGCTACCTTTGCATATCCTGTAAACTTCTTCATTGTTTTATTCTCCTTTTCTATTTTGTTTGTTCTCTCTTAACTTGTTTAATTATACTACTAACATTTTATTTTGTCAATAGTATAATTAAAACTTTTTATTAAATTATGAAATCTTTTCAAATATTGGTAATGCCATTTCAGCAAGTTCTTGTTTTCTTTTCATCATGTTACTTTTTGCAACTCTATTCAATGTTGTTTTTGCTTTTCTTAAACAATCAACACCATAACCAGAAGCTCTATTTAAAATCTTTACACCCTCTGTATCTAGTTTAATTACTTTCAATGTTTTAATATTTACATCAAAGCTCTTTCCAATCGTTTCGCATAATGGTAAATATTCTTCATACCCTTTCATAACTCCAATGTTCCAAACTACAAATCCTTTTGGCATTTTCTTAACAACTTCATATGTTCTTCCATCTACTGTTATTGTTTTCATTTGTTTTGTCCTCCTAGTTTGTTTTGTTTGTTTACCTTTAACTTGATTACATTATAACATATTTAAAACAAAAGTCAATACTTTTTTATAAAATATTTTAAAACAAATAAAGCTATATAAAATATATAAATATATTAATTATATTATATATAATA